AGGGTGGGGGTCCTAGAGACCGACCTCACCTCTAACGCCGCGAGGGTGGGGGTCCTAGAGACCGACCTCACCTCTAACGCCGCAAGGGTGGGGGTCCTAGAGACCGACCTCACCTCTAACGCCGCGAGGGTGGGGGTCCTAGAGACCGACCTCACCTCTAACGCCGCGAGGGTGGGGGTCCTAGAGACCGGTTTAGCGGGTGCCGAAGCTAATATAGTCACAATCAACAATGACCTCGTGACCACAACCACCCGTGTAAGTGTTTTAGAAACAGACCTCGCCTCCAATGCCTCTAGGGTGGGGGTCCTAGAGACCGATCTCACCTCAAATGCAGCGAGGGTGGGAACCCTAGAGACAGATAAAGCTGACCTCCTCGATCCAACATTTACGAGTAATATTACAGTGTCAAATGTGGTCTACGTGACGAGTGGTCTCGTTACAAACACCGGTGAAGTCACAAAGAAGACGTATAGTTATTCTGGAAGTATTTCGTCGGGTGATAAACCCTACATTAACGTAAACTACACATCGAACGTCTTTTATTCAAAGATTTCAGCACAACTCGTGGAGGGAGACGAGGAAGTGAGTACCCTCGTCCTCGAAGTTGGGGGTGGTCATAAAACGGGTGCCACACCCTCAACTAATATTGCCATAGGTACTAAAAATATTTTTGGTGGACCGAGTACAAACCCATGGAACCCCACAATTATTACAACTGGAAACCAAGTTTCCATGCAACCCTCAACCATTCTCGACGGTCAGGGTGACTATCATATTTTTATTGAATATACCTCACCCAAAACAGACGGAGGTGTCACAACCATAGATGAAGATAGCATCACCGTCGCAACGTTCACATACTAAAATCACTGAAGGTTCCACTGATGTGATAACTTTCGGTTACTAAATCCCTTTTAAGAGCGTCCCAGCCTCTTAATATAAATTGTCCGGTACTTATAAATGGTACAGACGAACGTTCAAGACTTTTCAGGGGATGTCCAGATTCGCGGAACCACGTTCATCAAGGCGAACAGCAACAGCAACAATATCGCCATTGGGACTGAAGCGGGTGAGACCACTCAGGGCACCCAATCCATCGCCGTGGGGTACCAAGCGGGTGAGACCACTCAGGGCACCCAATCCATCGCTGTGGGGTACCAAGCGGGTCAGACCTCTCAACATGACAACTCCATCATCCTCAATGCTTCTGGTAGTGCATTGAATACAGCCGGTGCTTCGAGAACTTATATCAAACCCCTCCAAGCGGGGGTGGTCGCGGGGAACATGATGGCCTACGACAGTACATCCGGGGAAGTGATCAACTATACCGGAGTCAGTGTAAATGCTTCTGGTAATATGGATGTATCCGGAGACCTCACGGCGGGGTGTCCGGTGTATTTTAATGTAAAAAAAGAGACTGATTCTGATTTCGGAATTCAGACAAATTTAGTATTTCCTGATGTAAGAACAAATAAAGGTGATGGCTACGACTCATCCACGGGTTATTTCACTGCACCTATAGCGGGTACGTATTTTTTTATATTTAACGCATCGACAAGAAATGATGCTGACGATAATATAGCGAGATTTAGAAAAAATGGTAGTAATCGTTCTAACCTTAGGAGTGATGCCGTAGATAATGACATAGACTCCATAAGTCTTCACGATATTATAACTTTAAATGTAGATGATACAGTTAATATGGTTTTTAGTGGTCATTTGTCTAGAGCTCCACAATATTTTTCTGGATTTTATTTATCATCTTAAAGTAAATGAGTAAAAGAGAACTCATTCGCGAGGTTATAAAAAACTTGGACTCCCCTCCGGTATCCTTCGACTATGGTGACACCTGGGAATCTATCAAATTTTACGGAGACTACGAGAAGCCCCCAAAGGAGGAGTTTGAGGCGAAGTTGAAAGAGTTGGTGGACGCCCAACCCCTAAAGGACCTTAGGGTAGAGAGGAATCGTCGCCTCCAAGCAGTGGATTGGGTCACATCGAGAGCAACCTCTACAGAGACCCCCGTCCCCCAAGAGTGGAAGACCTACATGCAGGCTCTAAGGGACCTCCCAGCCACCACCGAGGACCCCACGAACCCCGAGTGGCCCCCCGTCCCCGAGTAACGCAGTTACTCGTACATGAAACGCCAATTTGATAAGATCCATGTATCAAACCAGTGAAGTTCTATGAACTTCCCAGCTTAAAAATAAACTCTCACTATAATATAAAATGTCTGGTGGTATTGCCCAACTCGTTGCCGTCGGTGCTCAGGATGTCCACCTCGTTGGCCAACCAGAGGTCAGCTTTTTCCGATCGACCTACAAGCGTCACACTAACTTTTCCCAAACTGTCGAGCGTCAGGTCATCCAGGGCAACGTCTCGAACAATGGTATGTCCACCGTCCGCTTCGAGCGGAAGGGTGACATGCTTGGCTATGTCTACCTCATGCCCATCAAGGGTGATGGTTCCGCCGCCAATGCCTTCACTGATTGGACCACTGTGGTCTCCAAGGTTGAGCTCCTTGTGGGTGGGCAGGTTGTGGATGACCAGGATTCGACCTACTCCACACTCATCGCCCCCACACTCTCAGCGTACTCTTCTTCCAAGTCGGTCGCCGCCGGTCTCTACGATGGTACCAGCTCTGTCAAGTTCTACCCCCTCCGTTTCTCCTTTTGTGAGAACTGGCAGTCGGCGCTTCCCCTCATTTCGCTCCAGTACCACGATGTTGAGCTTCGTATCACGTGGGGTTCCGAAGCCGCTGCGAGCAAGTGGGAGGTCTATGCGAACTACGCCTACCTGGATACCCAGGAACGTGAGATGTTCGCCTCCCAGCCCCAGAACATGATCATGACCCAAGTTCAGAAGGCGGTGGCCTCCAACTCCAAAATTCAGGAGCTGAACTTCAACCACCCCGTCAAGTACCTCGCCGCGGGTGATGCGTCGGCCGTCACGATGTTGAGCACCGCCGGTAACAAACTCAAGCTCCAGATTAACGGCACGGATGTGGCTGACTACAAGTTTGCCGACCCCAACTTCACCACTGTACCCCTCTACTACCACACCTCCCACGCGAACGATTCCCGTGGTACCAAGCTCTTCTTCTACCCCTTCTGCCTCGAGTCTGGTAAGCTCCAGCCCACCGGCAGTCTGAACTTCTCCCGTCTTGATTCGGCCCGTATCGTGAACGATACCGCCAACTGTGACAAGGACATCTACGCGGTCAATTACAATGTGCTCCGCATTGAGAATGGTATGGGTGGTCTTTTATATTCTAACTAATTAATAACTATGATCTGGAAGATTGTCTTCCTCCTCGCCATCGTTTTTGTATTGACGTACGATCCCAAGTCCAGGACACTCGAAAAATTTGTCGGTCAGCCCACGCCACCGACTCAAAAATCCTGTGAAAATACGCATTACGAAGCCGTCCAATTTGCCCAGTCGCCCTATGATTGTCCTCCCCCAGGGAGAACTATCATGGGTGCAATTGCTTAAAAAGAAAAGGATATACATACTTATATGATTCCCGTAAATCGTGATACTCTCATGCTAATTGCCACGATCGTGTGTGCCCTAGGCATCATCTTCCTATTCAGAGAACTTAACAAGACTAAGGATGAGATGAACTCCTTCAAGACCTTTTCATCACAGATTGTAAAGCATCTCAGTGCCCCCTCTGAGCAGAAGCCCTCTACAGAACCAGAACCAGAACCAGAACCAGAGACTGAAGTTCAAAAGGAGGAAAAGTAGATGAATAAACTTGTACCTCTATTATAACTTGCGAATGCGCAATGAAAAAGTACAAAGCGATCGCAGTACCGGTTAGTTTTGCGGATGGGAAACCGAGGTTTCTCACGGTTAGGGATTATCGATTCAAGGATTGGATTTTTGTCACTGGTGGATGCAGGCGGAGAGAGATTTTAAATCCCCTTAGGTGTGCCCTCAGGGAATTGGAAGAAGAGACCCGTGGTGTCGTTTCCCTAAAGAATGGTGAATACACCGAATTTAAATTTACTGTCAAGGAGAGTTCCACGGTGGATCTCGAATACAATGTCTTTATATTCTTCGTGGATTATCCAAGGTCTGTTCAACATGCACAGGTTAAGAAATTTTACGAAGAGAAGCACAAGACAAATCTAAAAAAGTTTTTAAAACAACCAATTAGGAAGACGTATGATGAAAATGACTATATGAGTTATGACACGTTGGATGAATTTAACACACGTAAGAGGTGGAAACTTATCATAGATAACGTGATCAATAATCCACAATTCTACGCCTGTATAAGTTCTTTCAATAGAAAAACCTTCTCTATAAAATAATGAAGTCTAAGGCTTATATATTGATGCAAATCTCTGAACTTTTAGAAAAGAATCGGGGTCTCTGTGAGGAAGAGGTCACCCAGTGGATTGAAGAAAATGAAAGTAAAACAGTGTATGAACTTTTAACTATAAAAAAGGAACTTTCCCAGGGAAAGGAGTTTCAAGATGTTTCTTGTATGAGGTGGTTTAGAGAATAGGGTCTCTACGTAGGTATGTTTAAGAGTTGGTGTGCAGCTCAAAATTTTAACAATGCAACCAATCTATCACATGTGCTCATGGACGGTGGTGTCCTCTCCGTGCCATTTGATAAATTGAACGACTTTCATGAAAAGTACGTTGAGGCGGTAAAGTCTGGGGAGAGACTCTACGTTGTCGAACAGAAGAGTGTGAAGTACAACTTTTTCGTCGATATCGACTACAAGGATGACACCCCCTTGGATCTGGAGGATGTCAAGAACATCTGTAAGGTTATATGTGAAGAAGTCAAAGCCCATGGCGGTCGAGAGTGTCTCATCTCCGTTTCACCCCCAAAGCAGTGTGGGGATCTCATAAAGACGGGTGTCCATCTCAATTGGAAGGGGTTTGTGGTGGATCAGGATTCGGCAGTCGCCCTGAGGGAACACATCCTCGTGGCACTTTCGGGAATTGAACACAGGACGAGAGACTGGAATGATATCATAGATGCCGCCGTATATGGGAACGTTTCACGGAAGACGAAGGGGAGTGGTTTCCGTATGCCATGGTCCTATAAAAAGGCGAAGCATGCAGCGTGTGACGGTCAGGGGTGCTCTGAATGTGAAAAGGGGAAGGTGGATCAACTTGCATACCTCCCCCTCTTCGTGTATCACCCGGGTCCCCCACTGAGTGCTATTTTACAGATTGGACAGGAACCGACGTTGGAAATTCTCGAAATGTCCATCGTGCGAACCAACGCACCCCAGGTAATTCACGTGGAACCCCCATCAGTGAAAGTCAAAGAGGGATCCTTCACTACTTCACAGACTAAGGATGAAGTTCGAGACGACGCATTGAGGGGTATGATTGAGAATTTCGTTCGAACAAATATGGAGGGGCAGTCGAATGCATATATACCCAAACTTTTCAAGAAGAAGAATACCTACCTTGTCCAGACAACTTCAAAATATTGTGAAAATCTCAAGAGAGAGCATGGATCCAATCATGTGTGGTTCATCGTGAGCGGAAAAGAAATTATCCAAAAGTGTTTCTGTCTATGTGAGACACTCAGGGGACGCCGTGATGGGTTTTGTAAAGACTTTTGTGGTCGGAGATATCGACTGACACCCGACATCGTCCAGCGTTTGTACCCCAATAAGGAGGACATTGAGAAGTGTCCAGAAATTAAAACGAGGGTTGTCAAACCAGGGGTAAAGTGTGGTGACGTTAAGAAACCCCTCGAAGTATTCATCAAGACGTACATGACTGATTCAAACGACTTGCAGCTTTTGGACATTACCAAAAAGGGGAACATCTTTCTAGCATTGACAAATTCCAGATACTGTGAAATGATTGGTGGAATGCACGAAAATGCTGTCATGTCGTACGAGATAAAAAAGTATACCGATATTAAGCAGTTGTGCCCCGTATGTAAAAAAAATACGACCAGAACACACCGTTTAACCCATAATGTTATAAAGATACTTAAACAGTAATGCCTATAATGTTCTAATGATTCCCAGACGCTCAGGACGAAAGACGAAGAAACCAGAAATATTTCAACCTACGGAAAAGGATCTTGTAGATGATTTCTCACCAGATGATCACGACACCGATTTTGATTCAGACATCGACACAGAGGAGGAGTGTTATTCTGATGAAAGTGATTTGGATGATGACAGCGACGCGGATGAGGATGGAAATCTAAAAGGTTTCATCGTGGATGACGAGAGTGAGTCAGAAGATGCTTAAAAAAAACAGGGACTATATTAGAAAATGGAAACTGATATAGGCAATCCCATCGAGTACAATCCAACTATGGATCCTTTAAATAACGAAAAAAATGAAGAACCTGTACAGGATGAGCAACCATATTTTATGGAGTATCCTATGCAGCCACCAATGATGTCCCAACCACCTGAAAAAAAGTTTGATTTATTTGAAAATGTAGAGAAATCTACATGGATCATAGCCTTTGCGGTCTTCCTTTTAGGCTTTTTCATGGGGAAAACCATGCAGCCAGTGATCCTCAGGTACACTTGAGTATGGCACAAATGTACCAATATCTCCATAGATGGGTTTGATTTTCCCTGTGGCATCTAACTTTATAAGTTGAAATGGATATCTGGGATTTATGAACGCATCGTCGGTATCCTCTATAAATCCAGCACTCGTACTAACAGTTTCCGTTTCCGTTTCTGTTTTGTTTTGTAATTCAATAGTCGGATTATAAAACAAAATAAAAAAAGCACTTACCAAAATTATCGTAACAATAATCTTGATCATTTGTTTATTGTATGATGATATTATTTACGCAGATGAAACCTCTGGCTCACCCTCCTCCTTAACCTCCTCGAGCTTTCCGTCTGTGGAAGCTTCAGCCTCCGCCTCTCGCTGCTTGCGTCGTTCCTCAATCTCGTTGGCGACGATGGTGTCAGCCTCCTTGACGAGATCCTCCATCTGGGCGTCTGGCTTTTCCTTCTTGAGACGCTCCAAAACCTCTGCTGGGTGGGAGATGGGGGCTTCATCGGGCTTGGTGTAAAACTTCGAGTTTTCATCCCCAGCGACGTAGTGATTGGTACCCGCTGTCATCGCCGACTTACGCTCCTGGAACATACGAGCAGCCTGTGCCTGGTTCTCCTTGTAACCAGACATGATTTCCTCGAGCTTCTCGTTGGTGTAATGGACGTCCTCAATCTTGGTGGGATCTGGGGGAATTAGGAGCCACTTGTACATATCAACCACGTAGATGTCAAAGGTGGGGTCCTCCTTCTGAAGACGCTTGGCGTGGTTGGCAGCCTCATCGCGTGTAGCAAACGCACCACGAATCTTGATACCAAACTTGTCATTCCTTTGGGGAGCCTCGGGTCCAATGATCGAGAGGCATGCGAAGATCTGACCGGGAACGGTGGTGTAATCTGTTTCAAGAGACATTATACAAATAGTATGTGTTAAAACTTTAAGCTCGTAAGTAAGTTACTTA